GGTCAATATGAATATACACACATTGGTTCTCAAAATATTATTTGGTCAATCTACAACCAACTATATTCAAAACACAATGAAACGAAAAAACAAGCACGTTAATTATATTTTTAACAGTATAATGACATTAAACAACGACATTAATGATATTTCTATAAAAATATCAGTATCTGACTTCGGTAGTTTAGATGAAAGGTTATTAGTGGATAAGCTAAAGATAAAAGCTAAACTTCTAAAGAAGTACAACAGAAGGTTGAAAATCTTAACTTTATAATGGGTAGAAAACCAATAGAACGTAAATACTTAAAACCTACTGACGGTAGGAAAAATAACGGAAGGAAGAAGGGAGAGAACTATAAGAAACCTACTGTTTCAAAGTCCTCCATGAACAAAGCCAAAAAAGAACGTATATCACAATATGCCATTAAAGCTATGACAGAAGTATTCGGTTCTGAAAGGGAGGCGTTTCAAGCATTGGCTGAAAAGGCAAAGGAAGGTTCTTTCCCTCACATGAAGTTGTTTCTTGAATATGCCTACGGTAAACCCGAAGATTTAGTTTCGGGAGAAACCAAGAAGGGTACTACCTTTAACATACAAAATATATTTACAGGAACTTCCACCGCAGAAGGTGCAGAAGAATCGGAGTTTGAGATAGTAGAAGAATGAAAGTACCAAAGCTAAACGATAAGTATAAGGCACTCGGAAACCTATGTAGGTACTTTGTAGTTACAGGGGGTAGAGGTAGTGGTAAATCTTTTGCAGTATGCGTTTTCTTGGTTCTTTTAACATTGGAGGCAGGACATAAGATATTGTTTTGTCGTTGGACAATGATAACTGCTTCGGTTTCCATTATACCCGAATTTATCGAAAAGATAGAACTACTTGGTCTTACAGATCAATTTAAGATTGGTAAAGATGAAATAATAAATATAAAGACGGGTTCTTCTATCATATTTAGAGGTATAAAGACCTCCGCAGGAAACCAAACTGCAAACCTAAAATCATTACAAGGTATTACTACTTTTGTTTTAGACGAGGCGGAAGAATTGGTAGAAGAAGATATATTTGATAAGATTGACCAATCCGTAAGGGTAAAAACAAAACCCAATAGGGTTATTTTAATATTAAACCCTGCTACCAAAGAACATTGGATTTATCAGAGGTTTTTTGCATCAAGGGGTATTAACCCTTCCACAAATGAGTTTAAAGAAAATGTAAGCTACATACACACTACTTATTTAGACAACCTTGACAATCTTTCTCAATCTTTCTTGGATAACATCGCAGACATAAGAAGAAGGCGACCTGATAAATACAATCACCAAATTTTAGGTGGTTGGTTAGATAAGGCAGAAGGTACTATCTACAATAATTGGTCTATCGGTAAGTTTAATGAGTATGCACCTACTTTGTTTTGTCAAGACTTTGGCTTTTCTACTGACCCCACAGTATTGTGTAAAATAGCAGTTGACAAAGGTAAGAAAAAGATATGGGTAAAGGAGATATACGCTGAAATAGGAATGAACACAAAAGAAATAGGAATAGCAAATAAAAAGTATGCTATTGATGACCTTATTATTTGCGATAGTGCAGAACCTCGACTTATAAACGAATTAAAAGAGTATTGTAATATTAAGCCAACAGTTAAGAAGATAGGTAGTATATTAAGTGGTATAGCATTATTACAAGATTTTGATATTATAGTAGACACAGAATCCACCAACATAGTTAAGGAACTTAATAACTATGTTTGGCATCAAAGAAATAGTAAACCTATTGATAATTGGAATCACTTTTTAGATGCAATAAGGTACGGATTAGATTACTTTATGAAAACCGCAAATAAAGGAAAATACGTTATTAGATAACCCTTAAATAAATAAATATGATTAATAAATTTTTAGACAAACTATTCAATTTAGAAACGGACAAATTAAAACACTTCTTCTATGGCACTTTCATAGGGTTTATATTTGTCTTAATGTTTGGTTGGGCAGGAATATTCCTAACCTTATTTGTTGCAATATGCAAAGAAGTACTTGATTATATTGAGTATGAATACGACAACAAGCCATATAATGCCATAGCAAGTTTATGGGATATTGCTTTTACAATAGCACCTTCTATATTATTTTCGATAATTAGTTTGGTAGTTTAAAAAAAAGAATTACCTTTGTACTCAACAAAAACAGTTATTATGGAAACAGTTGATTACGGAAACCCTGCCTACGAAGAAGAATACTACAAGAGTTGTCGCACTTGTGGAGAACCATGCGAAGATGATTGGTGTTCAGACTTTTGCTTTACAGTTTGGGTGGATTCTTAAAGAATTTCTTTTCTTTTTATATATTAGTTTTTTTATTTAGTTTTTTAGTTAGTTTGAAACCCTCGCAGAAATGTGAGGGTTTTTTTGTGTAATTAAAAAAAAGGTTTTATCTTTGCTCAAAATAAAAACACAATATGGAAGAACAAATTATTTATCGAGAAGGAATGTCCTTAGATGAATTTGAAAAATACTTTGACCAACGAATTAAGGTCATTGAACAATATAATAAAGCAATTGCTAATACTCAAAAGGCAATAAGAATTTTAAGACAGAACCAATGAGAATCCTTTGTTGTCGCAAATGTAGGTCGTTGTAATGCCTCCGAGTGAAAGTGAGTGGTTCTGCACCATTGAAAGGTGGGTTTCATATCCTCACAAATTACAACAAGACTGACAGAATGGAAAGACATTCAATAAAGAAGCCACTTTAATAGTGGCTTTTTTGTGCTTTAACATATTAGGGGTATCTTCTTTAATACGTTAGGGGTATCTTCTTTAACATATTAGGGGTTTGGATCTTTTGGAAGTTTTGGAAGTTTTGGAAGTTTTGGTACTACCTTTTTTGAGTTTATTCCATAGCAAAGCTACCCACATGAAAATGCAGGGTAGCGGTGCAATGATACAACAAACTTTTTTAATAAAAAAATTTATTTTTTAAAATAGTCGAAGTACATTTGTGCCAATGTTTAACTAAATAAAATTTATATGGAACTTCATTTAATACCAAATTACAGAAAGATAAACGTATCTTATATACGACCAACCAATAGCAGGGGGGCGAGGATTAAGATAAGCGAACCAAAGAGATATATTAGCGACAAAACCAAAACAATATATTTACCCTATGACTATGAGGTGGGTTGTATTCATCAACAAGCGTTTAATCACTTATTAAAAATTGGCTTCAATGTTGTTGCGAGATGTTCTGACACTAATGAAGTTACTTTTTTGTGTGATAATTGGGCAGACGAATATATTGAACTAACTAAATAAAATTAAAAAATGAAAAGTAATTTAACTATTAAAGCAACGCCAAACTATTCTAAAAGAACTTTCACCATTAAAGTTATTTTTTGCGAAATACAAAGGAAGTATAGAACTGTTGAGATACCTATTGATGAGTTTGATGAAATGAAATGTAATTCAGAATTTGATTGGTGGCTTTTTTTAAAAAGAAATACTAAAGATTATTTTAGGATTTAAAACAATATTTAACTAAATAAAATGTTATGACAAAACAAGAATTAGTACAAATCATTGAAGAAAACTTTATAAATAAACGTGGAATTGTTGATTTAGCAGGTTTAAAATTCAACAGAGGTGTTAATATATCAAGAATGGAAGTAAAGGGGAGTTTGTATCAAGGTTATCAAAAAGTAGAAGGAGATTTATATCAAGACTATCAAAAAGTAGAAGAGAATTTATATCAACGTTTTCAAAAAGTAGAAGGAGATTTATATCAAGGATATCAAGAAGTAGAACGAAGTTTGACTCAAAATTACCAAGAAGTAAAAGGAGAAATATTTAATTAAATAAAAATAAAAAAATGGATTCATCAAAATTAAGAAATTTCAACCGTTACAAACAAAATCTAATGTATTGCGATTCTTTTGTTTACTCGTATAGAACAAAGGTGGGAATCATTGAAGGTAACAAACTAATAGTAGATAATTGGTGGTCGGTTACTACAAGCAAGCATATAAACTACGCTGCATCAGAATTAAACCTTAAAGTAATAAGAAAATATGAATAGTTATGGCACATAAAACTAAATTAGTAAAAATACACTTGGAGGATTCTTTTTCCAAGTGTATAGAAAAAAGAATATTGGAGTTAAAATATCCTGTATATTGCGAACTCAAAAATAGGTTTCACAATGGGAATAGTAAGTTTACCGAGAAGAAGCAGGGTATTATATTCAATTGGAAAATAACTAAAATAGAAAATATTTAACCTAAAAAATATGAATACGTTAATAAGAGAAACAATTTTAAGCGAAGAAACAAAGATTATATTTGGCGAATGTGAAAATATACTTTTTAGTGTAAATCATGTATACGAAATTTCTCCAAACGGTAATAAGACGTTAATTGAGAAAAAATACACTAAAGAAAATAATAGACGATGGATACGTAAAGATAGACGTTATTATCGTTACGATAACGATAAGGCTTATAGAGACGCTATAAAGCGGTGGAGTAAATCAGCAATACGTAGAAGAACCACCATATATTAACGCTTAAAAAATAAATTAAATTAATCTACAACAAATTTATTAAACAAGAAAGCCACTTTAATAGTGGCTTTTTTTATTCTTCTTTAACACGTTAGGGGTCTTTAACATATTAGGGTCTTTAACATATTAGGGTCTTTAACATATTAGGAGGTAGAAGGAGTCCCATAAACCGAGTTCCTGCCCGATCCCAAAAAAAAATACACTCATTCATTGGGCAAATTTGAAACCAAAAAAAAATTATAAAAATTGTTGTTTCACTTGTGTATTAAAAAAGTTTATGTATTTTAGCTGAAAATTAATATCAACTAATATTTAAAAACATGGAAAACATTCACAATTTATTACCAATCATTTCAGGAGTCGCACTTGTTTACAGTGTAGCATATTTATTAACCACTAAAAAA